CCCCACCACGATGACACAAGAAGATAAGTATGCTCTCAAAGAGTTTCTTCGTGCTGCACTCACTACTAGTGGTGTCTTTGTTGCATTCATCATAATTATGCTTGTAATCATCAATGTTAGTTCTGGTGGTAAACCAGTAGAATCATCATTTGAAGTGGTTGATAAGTACAAAGAGTGTGATGTGGTAAGATATGCACCGCCCCAAGTTGCCGAATACAAGTATTTCTTATATTGTCCTCCACCACAATGAATAATGATATGCCCTGGGTTGATCTCACACAAGAAGAGATCGATCAACTTCGTAAACAAAAACAACACCTCACAGAATATGGACAACAGAAACTACGCGAACGCATTACTGCCAACATGGATGGTGGTGTTGGTGGATCATGGAAGGTACACGAAATGAGCAGATTTGTAAAGAATCCAGACGAAATCGTGCTGGAAGATGTTAAGATGTTTCACTATGAAACAATGGAAGAAGGTCGTCATGTATGGATTGGTATCTATACAAATGATGGCAAGATTTACCACATGAATATTGGTGGTGACAATCTCAAAGTATACTATAGCAACGAGAGCAATGATTGATGTCAAGGAAAATGAAGACGGAAGTTTCACAATCTCCTGGGATTCGGAAGACCCGTACGAAAGCATCTTCAACAACTGGACAGAAGAAGACTTCACCAAACTCATCGAAGACTACTGTCACAAAGTCATCGCTGCAGCAGAGTCTGACCCAGACAAATTTCAAGAAAAATTTGCAACTGCTGGACACCTCGGAATCCCCTTCACTGGTGCAAAACAGTACGACATCGACCAAACCGCAGAGGAAGTCAACGAAGACATCAACACGGCGCAAGAATTCCTCCGAAAAGACGAAGACGATTAAAGACATCCTTGTTTATTCTTCTGATCTAAAATTGTTTCCTTACGATCAATTCCCTTACCGATTAGAAGATAAAACAGAAAATAAGGTTTGCTACTTTCAAACTGAAGATCACGCAAATAAGTATATCTCTCGATATAATCCACAATATAAACTTTATTGTTATGCGCCATGATTGTACCAATTATTGGATGTATTATTGCAGGATGTTTGCAAGATATACCAGTGGTAGTTGGCAATGGTGGTTGGCATCCTGACATAGATATTAGAGAGCAATTTAAGAGAGACCCATCTCCAGTTGCTTGTTATATTGAAGGTGTATTTCATGAAACATGCCCTACACCAAAATGGAAAGAAAAACCACTAATTAAAGGTAAACCGTGGCAACGATGAAAACGTGGATGCTTGCAAATCGCAAATCAAAAGAAATCTACGAAAGAGAGAGATTCATTGAAGAAGCAAAACGATTAGAAATTGATTTTTCTGTTGTTTATGCTGATGAAGTTGATCTAATAGTTTCTCGTGACGACAGACGATCAATTCGATATAATAACGAGATTGTTAGTCTGCCAGATGTTGTAATTGTTCGCACTGGATCTGCTACTGGTAACTACAATCTGTCCGTCCTACGTCAGTTTGAGCGACTAAATGTTCCTACTTTACCAAACTCCGATAGCATCATTGCTGCCAAAGATAAGATGTATGCTAATCAGATTATGGCACAGGCAGGACTTCCTATCCCTAAAACGATGCTTACTCGTTTTCCTAGTAATTGTGATTTAGTTGAAAAGCAAGTAGGATTCCCCTGTGTTGTAAAAGTAGTAACAGGATCACATGGAGCTGGTGTCTATCTTTGCGAAGATAAGAAACAATTTAATGATCTATCAGAATTAATTTCTGCTTTAGATTTCAAAAATTCAATGATTGTCCAAGAATACATACGATTCTCTGAAGGTAGAGACTTGCGTGTAATTGTAATTGGTGGTAGAGTGGTTGGTGCAATGCAACGACAGTCTACTGACGGATCATTCAAAGCAAATATCTCTCGTGGAGGTAAAGGCACAGCACATGATGTTGATGAAAAAATGGAGCTCCTTGCAATTCAAGTGGCAAAAGTTTTGGATCTTGATATCGCTGGTGTTGATCTTCTTTTTCATGAGGAGGGATACAGAATATGCGAAGCAAATTCATCACCAGGATTTTATGGTTTTGAAAATGCCTTAAACATAAACATTCCTGAAAAAATATTTGAATATGCTCAACTTAGATGTGGATGAAACAATTATGACAACAATTTACGAATCACCAGACAAAGGGGAAACCATTAGGGAGCGTGAAATGCACGTACCGCCGCCGACACCAGAACTTCAAAAGTTTTGGACAAAATCTACATATTCTCAGCAACGAAGAGACCGACTTGGCGATGTTATTGGCGACTATTTGACAGACGAAGAACTTGATGCAAGGACAGCATATGAAGAAATACTGGCAGAAGCTAAAGAATGGGTTGACTACCATCAAACAAATTTGGATAAAGCAACCGAATTCTACAATCTCTTGTTGGGACATCGACCCATTGACTTCGATTCCGCAACATTTGTGGCATGAATGGGAATCTTATCTTGATGTGTGTGCATCACTAGACCTACAACCTTCACTGAAAAAATTTTTAAGATACAACGAATTGTATCCGTATAAATAACTTGTAGCAAATCGTGTGATGATTCGTGGGAACTAGAAAGATTTCTCAATTAGATACAATTTCAGATGGAAACATATCGGGAGAGGCAATTCTCCCTATTGTTGTATCTGATCCTTTGATTCCAAATAGAAAAGCAAAAATCAATCAACTTTTTAAGGGAGTTGCTCAAGGTACAAAAGATAACCCTGGATTATCTTTCGATTTGGATAGAGATACTGGATTATACCAAAATGCTTATGATCAATTTGGTATTTCTTTTGGGGATGGTGGTGTATATTTCACACGAGTTGTAAATACAGCAACTAGCTCTTCGTTATTCTTAACAGCAGTTGATGATACTAGGTCCAATGCAGATTTGGTATTAGCACCAAAAGGCACTGGATCTGTAAAAGTTACGGGTCAGTTTTTGATCGGTGACTCAACATTTATTCTTGAAGACACTCTGGGTGCAAAAGTTAAGTTTGAAGTTAGTACTGTTGGTGTAGGTGCTACAACACGAACATTAAATATTCCACCAATTACAACTGGATCAATAACAACTTTAGTTGGAACTGATACTAACCAAACTTTAACAAACAAAACAATTCTTATTGATGAGGATAATTTTATTATTGTTGATGGACAAGATGAAGCAATTTTTGGACTAAACTTTGGTCCTTCACAAGAGCAGAGACGCACATACTTTTTACCTGATGCGGGCCCTGTTACAACTACTCTAGAGCCTACCGCTACAGTTTCCACTCTTTTAGATACAAAAGCAGAGCAAATTGTGGTATCTAAAACTCTCGTAGATCTAAAATTAACATCATCTGATGACCCAGAAGAGTATTGGGCACAGTTTAATACAGATGCTCTAACAGCAGATAGGACGATTACTATTCCAGACTTGAGTTTGACTTTAGTTGGTACTTCAACCAACCAAGTTTTGCAAAATAAAACTGTTGAAACTCTAATTTTACAAGATCCAGCAGATAACACAAAGAAAGCAACATTTACCGTTGCAAACCAAAATCCACTATCTAATAGGTTATTTGCATTCCCTCCAACTACATCACTAAATACAACAGTTAGTGACACTAATATCATAATCACTGAGCTTTCTGCTCAAACTTTGTCTAACAAAAAACTTGTCAGACAAAAAATGGTTGATGCGATTTCATCTCTTTTTGGTATTACTATTAGAACAGACAACATTACAGCTGATAGAGTTATCAGATTCCCAGATGCTGATGCTACGTTACTATCAACCTCAAACGTTACACTAGATAACGTTACCTTCGGTGCAGGTATTGGAGCAAAAACTTTAGTAGGTCGCACCAGACTCCAACAATTTTTCTATGCAGGATTCTAAGTAATTACAATGGCAAAATCAGGACTTCTAGCAACATCAAATCCAACTACAGCAGGGGCAGTATTGTATAGAGCTCCGATTGATGCCACGGCAAGTGCTGTGTTATCTGCATCGGTGGGATCTACTGCATCTACATATACTTTCGGCATAAAGGATTATGACCAAGATTTGACATTAGATGCTAGCACTTATAAGTTTCATAAAGGAGATTTAATCTCTAACAAAACTTTTACATTAGATTCTGCAATCACTGAATCTGATATTACTGCAAAAGATTTAATTACATCTGACGATTTAGAGAAAACTGCTAGATTCCATTCTTTTGTTATACCTGCCACTACAACAATTCACGTTAAAACAGAAACATTAAAATCTCTCACTTTAACTGGTGCTACTGGTGGATTTGCAGCAGGAGATACTTTAGAGACTGGCACTGCCCCAAATAATACAGTTGCAACAATATTTGAATCGTATCCTTCTGGATCAGATATAATCGTGGTTATTGGACCAGAGACACTAAATGGAACTGCTGTAGCATTTGCAGCAAGTGATACTGTAGAATGCACTGCTGGTACTGGTGTTGGAACTATTGCTACTGGCGGTATTGGTACTGCTGGAGCAGAATACATTTTTTCACAAGATGGATCTGCAGGTACTTATAGATATCACTCTGTAGAGGGTATTTTCATTTATCCAGATCGCACATATCGTTTTGATGTTTCACATACCAGTATGACTGGTAGACTTTTCAGACTTTCTTTAACTATTAACGGTGTATGGGGTCCAGATAACACTTTTGGTAACGCAGATGATGGCGTTGAATTTACAAATGGTAAAACTACTAGTGGTACCGCTGGATCTGCGAGTGCTTATGTGCAATATAATTTAACATCATATGCATTTGTTGATAATGCAAATACTAGTTTGTATTTTTATGATGGTCAAACGGGCACTGCTGGAAACTCTGGATATGGTGGATCTAATAGATTTTTAACAATTACCAATGCAATTACATATGATACAATTCGTGTCTATGACATAGTTGGTACTTGGGTTGCAAATACAGATTCATTTACTTCTGGAAACTCTTCCTATATTGTAACTGCACAAGACTCTGGCAAATGGGGAGTTGTTAAGTCATATAGTGGCACGTCGTTAAAAGTGAGTTTGGGCCTAAACTCTTCTGGATTTGCTGCATCTGACACATTTCTAGATCAACCATTGAGTGAAACTGCCACACCCGTAACAGCAACTATTTCATCTCTTGCAGTTGACACTTTAGATTTACCAACAACTAATATTGTTGTCAATGCTAAGAGTTTAAGTGCAAATACAACTGACAAGCATACTTCAGTTGTTATTGGTCCAGGACAATCTTTAGTTGTTGATGTTAGTGTTAATAATGCGGTCTCTTTTGATCTAGTTGGATTTGAAGATACCAGTGATGAAATTACAACAAGATCTGTTGCATACTGATTATTTTCTGATTCAATCATAAATTTTTCCAAGGATAAGACATGGCTCTTACTAGACTTAAGAATATCATTACATCCCGCACAGGTCGTATCATATACGTCAATCCTGACGATTTTGATGCTTCGGATGCTATTGATAATAGGGGAAACTCTGCCCTTAGACCATTTAAGACTATTCAAAGAGCCTTTTTAGAAGTAGCGAGATTTTCATATCGAGTTGGATTGTCAAATGATGAATTTGACGCATTCTCTATCATGCTATATCCAGCAGAGTATATCATCGACAATAGACCTGGAGAAATTCTTTATACTAATATTGCTCCATTAGATTCTAACTCAAACTTTGACATTACAACAGCAAATAATGTCCTCTATAAGTATAATTCAATTGAGGGTGGTGTTATTGTGCCAAGAGGTTGCTCTCTTGTTGGGACAGATCTTAGACGCACAAAACTTATTCCCAAGTATGTCCCATATCCAACAATTTTACCATCAAAAAATATCAATACAGAAGATCAATCACCTGGACCAACTGCAATTTTTAAGGTAACTGGTGGTACTTACTTCTGGCAATTTTCTTTCTTTGATGGTGCAGAAGAAGGTGTATATTATAAACCAGACTCTACAGAAACGCTTTCTCCAAAATATTCTCATCACAAACTAACTTGCTTTGAATTTGCTGATGGTGTCAATACTTTATCAACACTTATTGCAAACGGAAGTGTTGAAAATGGAGACTATTCTGCAGTACCAAATATTCTAGAAAGGACAGATCTTGAGATTTATTATCAAAAAATCTCAAAAGGTTTTGCGACAATTCCTGATACTTCTGGAGATCCAGCAACTGATCAGATTCAACCAAGAGTTGAAGAAAACAGAATTGTCGGACCAATTTCTGATGAATATCGTATTCTGCAAATTACTCGTAATGGCAATACCGCAACTGCGGTTACTGTTGATGAATTTGATAACCCCAGAAATCATGGATTCTCGGTTGGTGTTAACATCAATATTTCTGGTGTAACTGGATCTACAGGATCTCAGTCAGAAGCAGATGCTGGATTGTATAACGGATCATTTACAGTCACATCCGCTTCTGGTAATATCTTTACCTATCAAATGTCTGCAGAGCCAACAGGTAATGCTATTGGTAACACTATTTCAGTTAAAACAGAAATTGATACGGTTGATTCTGCATCTCCCTATGCGTTTAACTTATCCCTACGCTCTGTATGGGGTATGAATGGAATGAAAGCAGATGGTGCAAAGGCAACTGGTTTTAAGTCAATGGTTGTTGCACAGTTTACTGGTCTTTCACTACAAAAAGACGATCGTGCATTTGTTAGATATAATAGCTCTACTGGAAACTACGATGTTGCAACTGCAGGAGATGGTGCTCACCTAGATGGATTTGCAGAATACAGAAAGGGATGGGGACATAGACACATTGTTGCTGCAAATGATTCGTTTATTCAGGCAGTTTCTGTGTTTGCTGTGGGATATGAAACTCACTTTACATGTGAAAGTGGCGCTGACATGTCAATCACCAACTCTAACTCAAACTTTGGTAATACTGCGCTAAGATCTGCTGGATTCAAATCTAAGTCATTCAGTAAAGATAAAGCAGGTGAAATTACTCACATCATTCCACCAAAAGCACTTCCTGTAATCTCAACCACAGCAACAGGTACATCTGGCACCAACACAGTTACCATTGTCAATGATGGATCTGTTGAAGGTATTGAGTTGGGAATGAATGTTACGGGCACGAATTTAGGAACTGGTGCAGTTGTGACTAATATTAACACCTCAACTAGAGTTGTTACTCTCTCAGTTAATAACTCTGGCACAGTCAATGGTAACGTAATTTTTGGAGATGAGGTTTCTGTCAACTGGGTAAACATTGACATCCAACGCACGAAAACAATTAACACTGCTATTGCCTCTGGCGGTGGTGTGCCAGGAACCAGACTATATCTCTATGGTTATACAACTTCAACATCTCCACCAACCAATAAGGTACAAGGTTACACTATTGGTGCTAGACAAGATGGCACTGGTCTTTCAGCCGTAGCAGACAAAATTAACTGCTTACTTGTCACTAGCGGACAAAGCACTGCAACTGTAAAGAGTGCATCTATTACTCCATATGGTCCTAGCGTATCTGGCACAACTGCAGGAACTGCTGGATCTCCACTACAGTTTGACTCAACTACATACACAATCAATGGAGTAGCAAATCAAATTGGTGGTTGGTATATTACGGTATCTTCAACTAATAACACGATTTATACAACTTTAACAACTAATAATCAATATAACACAGTTAACTTTACACCAACCACCTTTATTAAGCGTATCCCAGATAGTAGAGATCTTGCAGACAGGACTTATAGAATTCGTTATGTGATTGATAAAGATAAAACAAATCCTCTTCCAAGACCTCCTCTTAGTGGTTATGTAATTCAACCATTGAATACAGATACAACTACATTCGCATTAGACAAATGTTTTTACATCTATGACATTGAAGAAACACAATCCTATGAGCAAGGAGTAGCAGATGGAATCTTCTACCTTACCCTCCTTTGTGCATCTATTGCACCTACAACTTCTAATTTCAACAACAGAAAATTCTCACAAAACGTCAACGAAGTCTATCCTACGTTTGACAGAGACAACCCTATTGGTGACCCTGCTGCTTCTGTATCCATCGCTGACAACCAAACTATCGGTTTAGTTTTTTCTACAGATGGTGCAACTCCAACACCAAACAAGGATGTTAAGAGATCTATTACCAAGGAAGCAATTCAATTCCTATTAGCAGATTCTGGATGGACACTACCAGGCACAACTCCAAACTATGATTCTGTAACTAAAAAGTTATCAAACGTCCCCCTTACTGCTCGTGCTGGAGATGAAGAGGCTAGAAAGATCAAGATCCGTGAAAATCTTGATACAACAGTTGCTCCTATTTCTGTAGAAACTCGTCGTCACTCAATTTTACGTTCTGGTAACCATACTTTTGAATATCTAGGTTTCGGTCCTGGTAACTATTCAACTGCATTCCCCCAGACACAAGTAGAAACATTAAATAGTGATCAGGTCAAGTTTTCACAATCAATTAAAGAGGAAGCAGGAGTTGCTTTCTATTCTGGATTAAACTCCAACGGTGACTTATTCATTGGTAACCAAATTATTAACCCAGTTACGGGTCAAATTACAAGTGAAGATATTGCTCAGTTAAACGTTGTTGGTGAAGAAAATACAACCATTCAGACATTCTCAGAATTGGTTCTAACTGATAAACTCACAGTTATCGGTGGCGCATCTAACCAGTTGGAATCTATCTTTGCTGGCCCAGTGACATTCCAGGGTCAAACGTCTTTCACTGATAATATAATTGCTAAAAAAATTACATACAATAATAATGATGGTACAGTAATTAAACAAACTTTACTTGCACCAGCATTAGCAAATGGTCAACCAAACTTCGCTAATGTTACTGGATATACAACTCCTGCTGATGGGGATTTAGTTTACAATATTAACTGGTCTCCTGGACTATCGTTAGGATGGATTTACTATAATGGCATATGGTATGAATTTGGATTAACAAATACCGCTGATATTAACATTGGCACATATAATGGAAATACCATTATTGGTCTTCGCACTGCACCAAACAACTCCTATGCAGTTAATGTTTTAGGTGATGTTAGAATTGACGGTAACCTTGTTGGTACTGGTAGAGGATTTGTCGGATCTGACAAATATGTTACTCGCACAACAACGGGCGATGGCACAACATTGACATTCCCAATTACAACCTATACGGGTGGTATCAAACATTCACAAAACTCTGTGCTTGTGTTCTTAAATGGTATTGCTCAAGTTCCTGGTACAAACTACACGGTTGATACAAATGGGGCAAACGTCGTGTTTGCTTCTGGTGATGCCCCAACCTCTGTAGACACAGTACGTATCTTAGAGTTGCCAATCTAATTCCCTAAATATAAAAGGAGATTGTAGTATTTCTCATGGCAGTACAAAAGATTAGAGAGACGCAGATCAACACTGCGACAGCAGCACAAATTACTAGTCTCACATTCTTAAATACTAATAGTGTTTTAAGATTGCCAGTTGGTGATAGCACCAACAGACCTGCGTCTCCTGCATTTGGTACAATTAGATTTAATACTGCTAGAGATTCTGTTGAAGTATATGTAACTGATTCTGACGGATTCGGTCTTGATGGATGGAAAGATGTTGGAGCAAAAACTAGTAATAGTATAGGCACTGGTGAAATTATTCGTGCTAATCCTGCATCTATTTCTGAAAATCTTACAATTCCTGCTGTAGGAACAGATAGCAAATTTGCTTCTAGTTGGACAAAGGCACCATCATACGGAATTACAATCAATAATACTTTTACTGTCATCGTTGGTGCTAATGCTGAATGGACAGTTTTTTGATTAAATTATAAATAACTAAACCAAGAATAGGAAAAGATGTCACAGCTTAATGTAGAAAGAATTAGAAATTATCAATCTCCAACTAACCCTGGAATTGATATTACTTCTGCTGGAAATGTGTCTATGGATTCTGGCACTTTCCTCCTTGATGCAGCTAACAACCGAATTGGCCTTAATACTGCAAGTCCAGGGGCATCTTTAGATATTGGTGGTGACAGAGGAGTTAGATTCAATACAACTCCATTAAGAGAGAAATTTAACACAGTTAGTGGTACAATCAACGGTAATGTCACATGTGATCTTTTAACGGCAAATGTTTATTATTTTGACACGGCATCAACTGCAAACTGGACTCTTAATTTAAGAGGTAGTGCTTCGGTCAGCTTTAATGCCTTGATTGAGGTTGGTCATTCTGTAGTATTTACAGCGATTAGCACTAACGGTGGATCTTCTGGTTTCTCTAGTAGTTTGCAGATAGATGGAAATGGACAAACAGTACGTTGGTCTGGAGGTACAGCACCAACTGCTAGAGGTGGTACTGGAGGGTTTGACATTTATCAATATACTATTCTAAAAACTGCTGCAAGTACATATGTAGTAGTTGCGGCAGTAGTATATGTTGCTTGATCAGGAGGTTTTATCGTGCCAATATTTTCTTCTCTTTCTAATCTTTCAACATTTAGACAATTTAGTCTTGGTGGAAAGAAGAAACAAGAATTTTTACAGTCAACCACTTTTAATCATACTGGATCTACTCAGACTTTCAGTATTCCTGCTAACTCCAACTGGGTTAGAATACGGGCATGGGGCGGTGGCGGAGGAGGTGCTGGCCCTGGCAGCGGCGTTGGAGGAGCAGGAGGTGCTGTAGATGCTTATTACCCAGTAACTGCTGGCGGGCAATTAACTGTTTATGTTGGCGGGGGTGGGACTCAACCTCCATCTCAAGGCGGTAGCGGCGGACCTGGCGGATTCGGTTGGGGCAATGGCGGTAATGGTGTACCTGGTGATCCTGCTGGTTCTAACGGATCTGGAGGCGGCGGTGGTGGTGGATCTAGTTCTGTCACAACTCCAGGTGGCGGCACTGTTTATGTAATTGCAGCTGGCGGCGGCGGTGCTGGGGGTGGTAACTGGGGTCCTGATCCATCACGCTCTGGTGGTAACTCTCCTGGCAACAGTAGTGGTGGATCAAACGGATATAATACTGGCGGCGCTGGTAGCAACCAGAGCGGCGGCGCTGGAGGAGGCGGTAGAGGATCCAGCAGTCGCGGGCCTGCATCACCAGGAGGGCAAGCAGGAACTAACGTTCTAGCTCCTTCTCCTGGGGTATTTACTTGGGGCACTCCATATAGCAACCAAACATTCAATGGTAGTGGAACATCAGCAGCAAACCCAGGCCCCCAGTCTGCTGGAGCGGGCGGTCCTGCAGGTTTTGGATCGACTGCTCCACATGGTAGGGTAGTTATTTCCTTCGATTGACAATTTACATTTACTGATATATACTTAAAATTATTAAACTCTGAATTTAAATATGAGTGAAGTAAAAGTTTTTGGTTTATTTCCAGTACCTTTAATTTATTGTAAATTTAAAAATCATAAGAAGTATTTTTTTGACGATTTTCCACAAATATCAAAAACTCCAGATTCTTGGAGATGTAACTTATACACATCTTTTCCAAATACGGATGACAATGATGAATTTATTGAAAGTGATATTATTTCTTCAATGAAAGAAGATATAAAAAATTCTATAGATGAATGCTTTGAAAAACTCTCAATAACTAACGATTGGTATTTTGAAAATTTTTGGTACAATGCGTACAATTTAGGAAATTATCAAGAATCTCATCATCACATGGCTTCATCTGGAACAAAAAGTCCATTTTGGTGTGGAATATACTACAATAAAGGATCTAGCCCAACAATATTTGAAAGAAATGATGTATCTAGAGAGGTTCACGACTTTCCAAATTGTTTGGATTGTGAGATAAAAGAATCATTTTATGATGAATGGTATTTGAATGTTGAAGATGGCGACATCATTTTATTTCCTCCATATTTAAAGCACCGTGTCCCCCCAAGAGATGATAATTCTACAAGATTAACATTTTCCTTTAATTTGCAGTTAAAATAATACTGATATGTATAAATTTTGACACCTTAATTAAGTTCATACATAATAACACTGAATACATTATTCACATATGGCATTACAATCAATTTGGTATTATACAGATATACCAGAAGATATTGTTGACTCTATTGAAAGGGATTGTAGCAATTTTGATTATTGGTTTCAAGATTCTACCGTTGGTGGAGATGTCTTAAACCGAGATAAAAGAAATTCACAAAATGCTTGGATACCAACTGCACACTGGGTAGGTGGATTTATATGGCATTATATTGAGAGAGCAAATCGTGAAAACTTTCTGTATGATTTGACTTGTATTGATGGAGAAAATCTTCAATATACAAGATATACGGAAGGGCAATATTATGGTTGGCATAATGATGCTGGACTTGCAACTCAATTCAAACCTCGTAATTTAGGATCTAGAGGTTGGGATGATGCAATTTCTGACTATCTTGGCAAGCAGTCTGAACAAATTAGAAAGTTATCTGTTGTTATGCAACTTTCTGATCCTGATGATTATGAAGGAGGTAATTTGCAAATTATGGCAGAGGACTACAATCAAACGTATTTCGCTCCAAGAAAGAGAGGCACAGTGATTCTATTTGATTCGCGGGCACAACATAGAGTATTGAAAATTACTAAGGGTATTAGAAAATCCATCGTTGGGTGGGTCATTGGTCCGAGGTGGAAGTGATGAGTAACTTCACTGTTTTTCCATATGCCCATGATAAAATAAATGCAAATATAGGTACTGCTCCAACTAACAATAAAGAGTTTGACAAAAATGGATATTTTATTGTGCGTAATATTGTCAATGTTGATAATTTAGTTGATGATGTACCTAAAGAGAGAAATGCGAAGATTGCTTATTTCGGATCTGAAGATAAATTCAGTATTTGTAATGCTGAGCAAGTGCAGGGTGCAGTAGCACGATATAACCATCCAAAATATAAATCCACACATCATCAAGTATTAGAAAAGATTTCTGCAATTATTGGGAAACCTCTGTATAAAACTTATTATTATGATCGTTTTTATTTTCCTGGACAAGAGTTACATCGACATACTGACAGAGATTCGTGTGAAATATCCATCACGATTCACATTGGCACCAACTTAAAAGAACCTTGGGGATTTTGGATTTTAACTCCATCAAATCAACAGAAAGAAATAATTCTGAATCCTGGCGACGGTGTTATTTACAAAGGGTGTGAGCAACTTCATTGGAGAAAACCAATGCCAGGTGTTAGACGTAATAAACTTCGTAAAATGTTTAAGCAACCAGAGTTGTATTACCATCAAATCTTCTTCCATTATGTTTTAGCAAATGGATACCGAGTGCATTGTGCCAATGATCCAGGTGTAACATCCTGAGTTTGGGAATAGATAAGTGTGCTATGATATGGAAGTAGTCAATCCCCAAGGCAATGCAATTTACTCTTACCTGTCGTGATGAAGACGGTACTGTTACAGAAAAACGTTTTGATAGCGTATATCTAGACAATGTTGTTGGAAACATTGGAGACTTTCTTCGTGGATGTGGATTTTACTTTGACGAGTTGGAAGTAACTAACGACAGTATTGATGAATCTCCTTTTGTGCAATTTTTGTCAGAGACGGAGGAAGAGGTGCCACAAACTAATTGACATCTCAACTTCTTTTCTCTAATATATACAGTGTAGTTAATTTTTCCTCAACAATCAACTTTTATGGGTAAAACATTTCGACGTGGCGGTAACGAGCGTGGTTACTATTCTCCTGGCAAATCCTTGAGAGATAAACGTCAACGTGGTGGTTTCAGTCGTAATCAATGGGAATATGATGATCAACCCAACAAAAATGACAACCGCAAAACTAAATATACTGAATCATTCGACAACATTGATGGAGAATGGGCATGACACATAGTTGGTTTTCCGAAGACTCTATCTTTGAGCGAATTGCCGAAGAGACTGAAAAAGAAGAGCAACCAGAAGTGCCAGAGTTTGATGATGCTGCAGAGGGAAGTTATGAAATAGATTATACGGTTCAATACTAAATGTGTGAGAGGGGATTGACACCCCTCTTTTTTTATGGTAATATAAATAAATCGTCAAGACATTAACTTGACGCTTTCTTTCTACCATATTAAGGAGAATCAAATGTTCATCAAAGACCTTCTTGGTGCGTACACTATTAACGTACCTAAAACTACATCTGGCAACTTAATGCCAATAGAATCATTTACCGCTGAAGAAGTAAGAAACTTTAAGATTGATAAGCAGTATCAACGTCATATCTCTCCAGCATATATCAAGAAAAGTGGATCACTTGACCTTACAAAGTTGACTCCTATTGTTGCATGTCACCGCCCAGAGTCTCTAGGAGAAGATGGTGGTTATTACGTTGTTGATGGTCAACACCGCACTTTCAGAGTTGTGCATAGCGACTATTCTGGTCCTGTGCCTGTGCAAGTTTATACTCATCCAGAAGATTCTAGTCTTGAAGAGTGTATTAAGTTTGAAGCAATTCTATTTGAGGATATGAATACCCTCAGCAAAAGGACATCCAAACTTGATAACGTACGTGCTGGCATTTGTAGTAAAAAAGACGATGCACTTCATATCCTGAATGTGATGGAAATGATCAACATTACTTGCGATAACTTTGGATCTGAGAATGATGACGCCCGCGAGTTGGAAGTTTTCACACACTTCTATTATCTCTGCATATCAGATTATGATTCTCAGCATACCTCTAGAATCACTGAAGGATATAAACTTCTTGATGAAATGTATCCAGAAGAGATAACTGTGAATGGATATATGTTGCGAGCATGTTGTTTGCTTTCTGAGTTTGAGAAAGCACTTACAAACGGTAAAAAAGCAAAGTTTGGTGAATATCTTCGTGATACACTACCTAAAATCAAAACAGTTAAATCCCTTGTAAAGGGATATGCCACTCAGGACTCTCCAAGGTACATTATGCACGACATCATTAAGTCATATAATGAGTTGCCTGGTGTAACTGGTGCCATCAAAATTGGTGATGATATGATTAAACGTCTGTCAAATAAAGCACTCGGAGGAAATCCTAGGTTTTCTAATCCAAATGTGTGACAGTTGACCTAGTGGCACAGGGGGGTTGACAGACCCCCTTTTTTCATGTATTCTATGAAAGTTGAAACAAACAAACACTAATCCATGTCTCGCATCGCCAATCAGTATCGCCAAATGATTCCTTTGGCACTCAATCTTCTCACCGAATCATTGAATGGTGCCCTCGATCGTCTTACCTTTGGGCATGGTGGTGATCTTGATAGTCTGATGCCAGATACGGTTAGCAAGACTAAACTTATTGCCATCTTTCTGCCCTACGCAATGCAGGAAGCAGCAAACAAACTTGGAATCAAGTATAAGTTTGTCAATGCTAATGGTTATGATGTGGAGATGAGTGACGATGGTGTTGTTACCATCGAAGAAAAAGCATCTCTGATGAGTGAAGAAACCAGCGCATCCTTTGCCACTGGTAACAACCACAGCAAGGTCAAGAATCACCTGCACTTTGTTATGAAGTTGCAGAATGTTGGTAACATCTTTACCTCTTGCTTTGCTGCTCTGGTTGATGTACCTGACCTTAGCGAAGGATCTGGTTGGGATGATGCTGTCACCAAGAGTGGTAAGAATAACAATGGATTCTCTTCACTGAAGATTCTTAACCAAGACTATGATAAAATCGAAGTGATTTACGGAGACATCCGTAAAGCAAAGAAATATATCCACACCGTATACGAAACTCTCGATGCTTGATACTAACACAACACATTTGATGAGTTGCATCACTGGGATGCAACAGATGGATGCAGAATCTGTAGATCTCTGCGTTACATCACCACCATATGATGACCTTCGCACCTATAATGATAGCAGCAAATGGGACTTCAATGTCTTCAAGGATGTCGCACAGGGTTTAACTCGTGTGCTTAAAGATGGTGGCGTCATTATGTGGAATGTGAATGATGCTACGATCGGAGGATCTGAAACTGGCAGTAGTTTCAGACAGTGCTTATATTTTATGGACGCATGTGGTCTGCGTTTGCATGACACAATGATCTACGAAAAGACGGGCACAGCGTTTGCATCTGGTCCCACCAGTGTACGCTATACTCAAATCTTTGAGTATTGTTTTATCTTATCCAAGGGCAAACCTAAGACGGTTAATCTTATTCAGGACAAGAAGAATAAGTGGGCAGGTATATCCTCTTGGGGCAATGCTAAGACTAGAAAGAGGGATGGCACGATGCACGATCCTGGTCGAAAGAGTAACACCATCCGTGAATATGGTGTGAGGACTAACATTTGGAAGATCAAGAATAGTGGTGGTTTTGGTCAATCTTCTAAGGCATCTTACAAGCATCCTGCTACAATGCCTGAGGAATTGGCACGGGGTCATGTACTTACCTGGTCAAACAAAGGAGATCTCGTTATAGATCCTTTTATGGGTGCTGGTACTACTGCACAGGTCTGTATTGAGGAGGATCGTAACTTTATTGGTTTTGAGATCGATCCCCAGTATTATGAAATGTGTATCGAGCGTGTTAAGATTTCGACTCCTACATTGTTAAGTAATCTCGTGGAGGTGTGACAGTTGGCAAACTGCACACTAAATAGGTCAAAACTTCATGAGACGGTTTATAGTAACTTTGTTATTCACAGACGGGACACTGACCAATGTAATAGTTGACTCAAATGCTTCGCAATGGTTTGTGCTCCATTCTCAAATAGCACACAAACAAAATGTCCAATCCTACTCAATCCTTGATGCCAAACACTTACGATTTTACAGGTGATGCTACTACCCTCCTTGGTCTGGTTGGTATTGTTTCAGCGTTTGTTATTGTTGTTACTGCCTTCCGTCGCTTTTTCAATTCTCCTTATAACGTCCGATATGTAAAGCGCACTGATGAAACTCCCATCGAATCTGAATGATATGATCACACCAAAGACTAAATCTACCTCCCTTCAGAGTCAGATTAAACAACTGAAGAAAGCACTTAAAGAAGCGGATAAAAACCCGCTTCTGTATAAACAAGAAGAATATGTATTTCTGAAGCGATCTCTTCGTCGTCTTCGTGAAGTACTTGACACCGCTAGAAAAGCACAAAAAGGAGGATTTGGTTATGAAATTTGATGAAGATCTTGAAGATCTTGAAGATCTCTTTGAGTATGACAACGCGACAACACATTCAGATCAATACTTTTTAACGGGTGCAACTGATCGCGTCCAAATGCGAGAAGAGGAGTGGGTTTCTTCCTTCCTTGGATCGGAAGAAGAACTAATTGATGACATTCTCTCACATACTTGACATGCTTTCCCTAATTCTCATTGGATCAATCTTTACCCCTCTCGGTCACACAAAACCAGTAGAAGTGAAGGTTGTGCCTTTTAATGAAAATGTTGCACGTTATTGTGCATATAAATCAAATATTCCCTATGCTTCAGATGATTTTACTGAAGTTAAGTGGATTCAATTTAAGACCTGCTACAATTCTCTTAGTATTGGACATTGATTATGACTGAAGATCTTGTACGCCTTAACGTGCATGAAATTGGTATTCTTCTCTCTGCACTTCAATACATAGATTTGAGAGAAGAACATCTTATTGCTAAACAATATGGAAGTGTGCCAGCACTGTATAACAAACTTTACAGTGTATTTGAGTCAATGGATCGCTCTCAAGTTAGACTACAAAATGATGTAGTACCTTCATTCTAGTGTGCCAGTTGGATTAGTGGCACAGCATCCCACCAAACCGCTCCAAGGGGTGCCATACTAACAGAGTCAAAGCAAACGACTATGATCGAATCCTACAACTTCACTGGTGACGCTGTAACCTACCTCGGGTTGGTTGGTGTTATCTCCACCGCTATCATTCTGGTTTCGGTGTTTCGTTCCTACTACAACTCTCCCCTTCTTAAGTGATGACTTCTTTTGCTGACTACGTTGAGACCAAACCAATGAAAGATCGACAGATCGAAGATGTAGAGCGTTACACAATTATGTTATGCTCTGCTCTGTATGAAAGTATCAAGACGCAGCAACTGCGTTGGCATTATCTTGGTCAAGCAAGTGGCACCGATAGTGAATATCACGAAAACAAGATTCGTGAGATTGAAAATGGTGGTGTTGACCATGAGTTTTATATTGAAGAAGGTCGCAAATATCTTAAACTTATCCACCAATCTGGTGTGGGTGGTAGTCGGAGTGTCCATGCTTTTGTGAATAAAAAGACTGGCGAAGTGTATAAACCTGCAACGTGGCAAGCACCTGCCAAACATGTACGCTATAATCTTCTTGACGAGAAATCTCGTGAAGAATGTTATCAACGTGCCGACTGGGCAGGTGGTTATCTTTACATCCGATAAAAAATTACTATGGACATGCAACTTGAGCGTCAATACTGCATTGACAACATGGGAGAAACTCTTTACGAGCGTATGATTGCAATAGCAGATGATTCTCCCTTTGATTCTATCTCAATCTATGAGGAGTGGGTTGTTGATGGTAAAGATCCTGAAGATGATATGTTTATCTTTCTGGACAACTTTACTCTAGAAACCACATGATGTGCCAATCTAAGAAGTGTCACATGGGGGGTTGAAATGCCCCCTGTTTTGTGCCATACTAACAGTATGAAAAACACTCACCTAGAGCATCCCGAAGATTCTGTACTGCTGGGTAAGCAATCTGTGCAGGATACTATCAACTATCTGCGTAACTGTAAGGGTTACTGCAGTGTGAAATATGATGGTTCTCCTGCTATTGTTTGGGGCACATGTCCTGAGACTGGTAATAGGTTTGTGGGCACGAAAAGTGTATTCAACAAAGTCAAAGTGAAGGTCAATTATACTCATGCTGACATCGAGAAGAATCATAGCAACAA